GGCGGCAGAACTTGCAGAGAAAATGCGCTGCCCTGAGTGCGATAGGCCAAGCACCGAAATCTACTGCGGGCCTGCGCCAGTTAACACATCCGCAAAACGTGTTAAAAATAACGGAGAAATCTAACATGAGCGATGATCTTGTGAGGCGGCTGGAATGCTATGCCGACTTGAACGATGCCGTCTATCACCCATGGGTTTATAAGGAAGCAGCCGACCGCATCAAGAAGCTGGTGGAAGAAAACGGCGTTCTTTTCGCGGCCAATGTCCGGTTGAATAGCCGCGCTGATCTTGATTGCGATCATTATCGCGACCGCATTGAGAAGCTGGAGGCGGCGCTGAAGAAGATCGCACAACATGACATGCAAGCCATCGCAATGGACGCCTTGCGCCCCGGCGACCGCATCCGCAAAGCACTGGAGGGGAAAGAATGAGATATTCATGCAGGGCCGTAGTCGGCCATGGGCAAGTCTGCGAACCAAACTATCAATGCGATGCTTGTGCAGCCAAGCAGAAATACATGCCCCGCATCGAGAAGCTGGAAGCGGCACTGCGGGGGATCATCGTGCATTGTGAGGTGCCAGCACCGCCGAACGCTGAAGCATTAAAACTGTTTGCCCGCATTGCACTGGAGGAAACAAAATGAATGAAATCCTGATCACCATCATCTTGACCTGTGCCACCGTGGTCATTGCCTTTGGCTCCGTATGCGCCATAATCTTTCTCTATGTCCTGCTTCGGGACTTCGTGTGCGAGGAGCTCCTATGAGACCAGACCCCATCATCAGGCACGGCTGGTACTGGTCTTTTGGGTGGCTCCGGCGCCCGGAGTACGACACCGAGGAGATGTATTGCTACGAGGAGCCGGACGGCGAACTGTGGCTGTCCCCGAACAAGGCGATCTATCTGGACTGCCGCAGGTGCGTGAAGACCGGAGAGCTTTACTGCTCTCCTTGCGTCATCCCAAAGAGGCCAATGAACTATGATCCATCAACTAAATCCCGCGCTGCCAGTCGAGACGCCAAAGGGCAAAGCCCTATGCGTCGCATGGATTGACTACGGGCCCGAACATCATCTGATCTGGGTCTGCTTCCAGAACGATTCCAGAGAGTGCTGGTGCTGGCCTAACCCTGACATCAGAGCCCAAACAAACCCAAGCATGGGGAGACCGCATTGATACACTTCATCTGGCTCACGCAGCCCGGCAGCAGGCCGTTCAGCTTCATCAACTCGCTGGCGGTGCTGGCGGCTGCCTCAAACCACCTTGAGCCCATCATCATGTGGTGCAATGAGGTGCCTCGCAACAACCCCAACTGGTACATGGTGAAGGACCTGTTTGAGATAAGGCCCGTCGAGATGCCTGAGGAGATTGGCGGGGTGCCCCTGACTCAGATTCAGTACAAGGCCGACGTCCTGAGGCTTCAGATTCTCCAGAAGCTCGGCGGGATCTACCTTGACACCGACACTTTGCTTTTGAAGGGACTGCACCCCCTAATCGGGCCTGAGATGGTGCTGGCGCGGGAAAGTTCAGATTCGCTCGCCATGTCGCCGATCATTTGCAAGCCGGAGGCTGAGTTCATCAAAGTCTGGCTGGACCGGATCCCCAGGGCATTGGAGGTCGGGACGTGGGCCTACCATGCTGTAAATTTACCTGTGGAAATCTCAAAAGAAATACCCTGCGACATAAGACCGCAGGCTGAGTTTTTCCCTTTTGACCTCCGGCACAACTACCTTTTCGACGATGGCCGAGCAGACGAGCACATGCAACGCATGGGAGATCCCTATGCGCTGCATGTCTATGAAACCTATTGGGCCGGGTATCTGGAGGGCGTGGACGAGTCCTACATGAGGACCCGCGATACGCTGTTTGCGAGGTTATTTAGGGACCTTGTTTAGACGAGTTGAGATAGTCGTTCACGTCTACCTTCTTCCCCGCCTCTTCTGCGATCATCCTGTTGAGCTGCTGCCCAGCACGATAGGCTAGCTTGCCGCTCTGCTCAGTAGGGGTCCTGACGAAGTTCTCGTACCGGCGAGCCCAATCAGCGAAGCCCTGCGCAGTGGCAGGTTTGCTCATGATCCGGGTAAAGCCGTTGGCGCCAGCAATAGCCGCCAGCGTCTTGATGGGGCTGTGGATCATTGACGTGATCGTCAACCCGCCAAAAATGCCCTGGCTGGTGCCTGATGGGTTCCCGAACTTGTTGAGGTTCTTGAAACGCTCAGAGATCGTCGTCACATCGTCAAGCGCCCGAACCAGTTTTGGCTCATCCTTGAAGATCATCGCCTTGGCGCGAGGACTCAGTGCGTTGATGCCCTTTGCCCCGAGCCACCGATCAGGCGAGAAGTTCCCTTGCGCATCGCGCCCAAGCTTGGACAGGATCCCTGCCTGAAACGCCTTTAGCTGTTCGGGCTCCATGACGGTGATGGCGCGCTGCACCAGCTTGTTATTGGCCGAGCCCCCATCCTTTGAGGCGTTGAAGAGGCGATTGAAGATTTGCTCGTCGCTGACAGCCTCTTCTCTTTTGCCGACGATCTTGGCGAGCTGCTCGCGCATCGCTGACATCTGCTGATACTGACGGTCAGCCTTCTGAAGGAAGAAGCGCGCAGGTGCGCCGCCAGCCTCCTCGGCGATGTCAAGCACGTCGTTCTTCAGGGCGCTGTAGAGCTTGTCCACATTGGCGTCTTTGACGCCCTTAATCATGTTCTCAGAGCGGAGGTTGCGGAGCTCTGTGTAGAGCGTCTTCGCCCCATCATAGGTTAGCCCCTCGCTGGAGCGCACAGCGGGCATGAGCAAATCAATCGCTGGCGTCGTTCCCTCAAGCTTCGCGCTTGCGCGCTGGGCCATGATGTCAGCCACCGCGTTCCTTGTATTGTCCAAAGGCTTCATGGCGTTGGCGTTCTCAAACAGGCCCGCCACCTCGTCATACGCAGCCTTCGCCTTTTCGCGAACGCCAGACGTCATCCATCCCTTGATGCCGGTGCCGATCTTCTCCCCGGCCTGCTCAGTGGTCATCTTGGGGACCAAGGCGTCAACGGCGTCTTCAAGCTGCGTGATAGCTTTCTGCCTTGCGGCGGCGACAGGCTCGCCAGCCATCGGAATGCTCTCAGAGACCTTCGTGACGCGCTGAAGCGCCGGAGAATCGGTCACAGCATAGTAGGGCAGATCGACGCCAAGACGCTCGGCGGCCTGTATGGAGCCAGGAACGGCGGGTGCAGCAGCCTTCTCGGCAGGCGCAGCAAAGCGACCCAAGGCGCCGCCAAGTAATCCACCGCCGATGGCTCCGCTCTTGGCTGCCGCAAGGCGCTCCTCAAGAGTATTGCCTTCGCCAAAGCCCATAGCGCCGCCGTAGCCAGCGCCTTCAAGAGCGCCGAGCGCTGTCTTGCCAGCAAAACCTGTGGCGCGGCCAGCAAGGCCCATAGGAAGCGCCAGGGCGGGCAAGAACCCGCCGACCTGACCAGCTCTGTAGGCGCCGGGAGAGGCCTCCTTCGTGGCCTCTCTGACGCCTTCGCCGATGTCTTTCTCTTGAGCCATTGTGCGGCCACTGACCATTGAGCGCCCAAAGGCGCCAATGTCCTCGCCAAACGGCAAGGTGGACATTACACCAACCCCGAGGGGGTCTGACTTGGGCTTCATGACTCGCTCAGTGGCGCCCGTAGCCGCACCGTCCGGGCCATAGACCGGCATTTCAATATATTCAGGCTCAGCCATCTGCGCCTGCCTGACGCGCTGCCTGCCCTCTTCGCGAAGCTTCTCGCGCTCGGTCATGGGTTCAGCGGTATCAGCCAAAAATTTGTCTGGATTGAAACCGCCAGTTTCAGCCAGAAACTTGTCTGGGTTGAAGGCTGTTTCAGCCATTATTGAGCTCCCAATCTTTTAAGAATGGCGGCTGCGCGGGGGTCAGATGGGTTTGCTTTCGCCCAAGCAAGAGCCGCATCTGCCTCAGGATGCTTTGCAGGCGCACCAGGCTGCGCCGCATCGGCTGCAGGCATAGCCCCGCCCGGAGGCTTCCCGCCTGCGCGAGAGCCCTTTTCAATTTGCGCCTGTAACTCTCTGTTCAGGCTCTTGAACGTATTCAGGCCCGGAGCAGCATTGACTGCGTCCAGTCTTGGCAGGGAAGACGCAATGATCTTGCGCTCGAAGTCGGTGATCGCTCCCTGACCCTTCAGCTTTGCAGAGCGCCATAGTTCAAGATCCGCCATGGCTTGCTCGTAATCTTGGCGATCTTGCTCTGCGGTCGTCCCGACCCGAGCAGCCAACCATCTAGACCATCCCTCTTTGTTGCCTTGTATCGGGCCGATTGCGTCAGCTTGTTTGAGTTTATTGTAAGCGTCTTCGGCCCGTTTAAGGATCGGCGAGACCATCTGCGCCGTTTCAGCGTTTTGCTGCGCCGCAATGGACTCATCAGCGATCTTGGTGCCGATCCGCTCTTTGTATTTTTTGATGCCTTCCGGTCCAAGCGCTTTCACTGCTGGCGGGATTTCATCTTCTGGCGCCACTTTTGGGGCTTCTCCAAGCCCGGCTGCGGCTCTATCAACAGGCTTGATCGTGCCACGGGTGCCGACCAGCATGGGCTTGTCGTCTATGGTCTCAAGCTTGAACGTCTCGGCGCCCTTCCCTGTCTCAGAATCCTGCTGCGCCTTCATCAGGGCAAGCGTATCCGAGACCGACGGCTGGCCGGTTCCAGACATCTCCATGCCAAGCTTCTGGCGAGCAAGCTGAAGCTGCTGAAGCTGCTGAGCGCGCGCGCGTTGCTTCTCAGCCTCTTTCGAAAGAGGGCCAGCCATGGCCTCGCCAAGGTTCCCAAGCGTCTCGCCGAAGCCACCGCTGCGAGTAGGCTTTCCAAGCGCACCGGCAGCCTGGAAGAGCAAGGACGCTTTGTCGTAGCTGCTCATGTCCTGATTGCCGAGAGCACCTTCCTGCTGCTGCAACGAGGCCAAGTAGGCCTGCTGCATTTTCTGGCGCTCTTGAGCCTCCTGCTGGGCACGCGCATAGAGCTGCGCGTAGCCGCCGCCAAGGCCGTATGGGCTCGCAGAGAGGGGGCCAGCGGCTGTTGGCTGAGCTTGCGTGGCGCCTTGCGAAAGGGGTCCACCACTAGGCACACCGCCAGCGCCAGCGGCCATGGAGTTGGCCTGAAACTGCTGCATCCTCGCCTGAGAGACGGGATAGGACGGAACTTCTTCGTCTTCGATCACAGCCATGTTTAACTCTTGGGCAGGAGGTTGCTAAGAGCCGCCGCGCTAAGGCCAGCACTGGCAAGCGAGGCAAGCGGCGATGCGGAGTAGGTATTGCCAAGCGATGTCGTGGCGCCAGATGACGTGCCGCCACCGGACGGCAACCCACGCACGACATTGCTGAGAAACCCAATCTGCTGCTGAGGATAGTCCCTCTGTTGTTGGAAGTCCTGATAGGCCAGGTCAAGGTTCTTCTGGTTCAGGGCCTGCTGCTGGGAGCCAACAGCCTCCTGAGCCGCAGCGCCAGTCAGGCCAAGCGCCTGCTCCTTCTGCCCCAGGCCAGCTTGTACGCCAGCCAGAGCCGCCTTGTTGGCCTCCTCGGTGCCCGTGAGCTGCCCAGCAGCCTGGCCAATGGACGCCATGCGCTGAAGGTCGGCCTGAGCCTGCGTCCCGGCTGTGGTGTAGCCAGCAGCCAGTTGCTTGCCGATGTTCGCCTCAAGGTCGCTGGCGACGTCGCGGACACCGCGCTGGGCAATCTCTTGCTGGCGGGTGGACCCAAACTGACCGGCGCGCGTGAATTGATCACCAATAGCCGGAAGGATTTTCTCCTGCAATTGGCGCTGGGCTTCGGTGCCCATCGTCTCAATGACGTTCTTCTGGTAAGGGTTCATATAGTTTTGGATGGTGCTCGGCAGCGTCTGGCCAGCTTGGCTGAAATAGGGCTGAGCTGCGCCGATGGTGCTGAGACCACCTGCCTGTGTAGCCGTCTGTTTTGCAGCCTCAAGCTGGGGCTGATACGCAGTCGCGGCCTGCTGAGACGTCTGAAACGCAGCCTGCTGGGGATCCGTAAACCCAGCGATGCGAGGGCCGCCGTAGGGCTGATATTCTTGCTGAGCGGCGCTGTAGGCGCCAGACATGAGGTTGTAGAGGTAGTCAGACAGATACTGCGGAACCTGCGAGGTCGAAAGCGTGGAGCTCGTGGAGGGGAGGGGTGTCCCCTGCGTGAGGAAGTTCAGGAACGCCATTATGCTCTCCCACCCATCAAATACTGCTCAGGCGCCCGCGCATCGGGGCTGAACTTGCCCTGCGACAGCGCCTTGCCCTTCTGCTTGCGGATATTAGCACGGAATTGATCAAGGCGCTGCGCCCCTGCCTTCGACGATCCGTCGCCAAGCAAAGCTACTGTCTCCGCGTCTAAAACGTATTCCCCGTCCGACAGCTTGGCGTCGATGCTGTCCGAGCGCCCGGTGCCTCCACCCTGCACATAATGGCTCAGGGGGCCGCCATGAGCTGCCTGAACCGGCTGCTGGGCAACGTCTTCGTAGTAGCGGTTTTCCTTCGCCTGCGGCCTCATCCCATAGTTGTAGTAATCAATGGGGCCAGCCAGGCGGGTGCGGTTGAGGGGCGCGGTCTCAAGACGGCGCGTCATGTTGGGATCAGTAGGTGCGCCAGCGCCAGCAGGAATAGACGGCATCGCAGGTTGCTCAGGACCGCTGCCACCCATAAGGGCGCCAAGACCGACCGCAGTCACCGCCATCTTGTTGGGGTCTGAAAGGTAGCCGGTGATGCCAGACATCATGCCGGAGCCCTTCGACGCCGCTTCTGCGGCGGGCGCAGCGCCTGCGGTTGAGACGCCTTCTATTTCTTTCAGCCTGTCGAGGCCCGCAGCCTCGCCAGCAGTATCTGTGCCGCCGAGCCAACTGGGGGCGGACCCAGACCCCAAATAATTGCCCAAAGCCGAAGCGCCAACCGTCCCAGCGGCGCCAAGAAGGCCGCTTGTCAACGCGCCCTTGCCACCGCCCGTCAAGGCGCCGATGCCAGCCGACAAGGCTGTGTTGCCAGCCAATGTGCCAAGCGTAGTGCCACCAAGGCCGCCGATGCCTGTAGCCTCAGCAAGCGTTGTGGCGCCCAGCGTTCCAGCCTCAGTGCCCAGCAATGACCCGCCAAGAAGATCGCCACCACCAAGTCCGATTGCAGCCGTACCTACAAGCGCCGCCACAGGAGCAAACCAAGACTGTTTCCAGAACGGCGTAAACTGCGGCATCCCAGTGTGGGGGTTGATCGTCGGCTCACCCCACTCTTGGCAGAGTTTCTTGTACTCGTCTTTGTTGATGTGGATGACCATGGTGTCGCCGCCGACGCCAGCGTCAGCCACGCTCTTGGCCTGAGACGCCAGGCCACCCTTGGCCATCTTCTCAATGTGCTCTTTGGGCGTCTTGATCTCAAAGGGCATACACCCCGCCCTGCCGCCCTTGGCGAACATGCTCATGGGGCTACCCTGATGCGCCGCATCAGCGGCGTCATTTGCCAAAGGGGTCCAGTCAGCGGGATAGTCGGGGTAATTAATCATCTCAGCCACCGGGGAGGTTTACAGCGCGGGTGAAGGCGAATGCCCATTCTTTCCAGTCAGTGTATTCCATGGGATTTGGGGGGTTCTGCGCTCCAACAGTGAAGAAAGAGACCACACCCAAAGCCCAAGTCTGCCATTTCTCGGGGTCATCCAGTCTAGAAATCGTACCATATTTCTCAAGACTATATGTCATTGAGTCAGTCCAGTCAGCAACCGTCATGTGGCGTGGGTCGATCATGACAAAACCGTCCCGTCGCCGACATCAAGGTGGGCAATACACTGGCCCATCTGATAGTTGCCGCCAACCGTGTTGGACGTAAAAATGAACCGCATTTCGCGCCGGATCTCCTTGAAGAAAATAACCTGTTGCTCAGGCGTCAGTGTGTTTTCCTGATCGGGGAAGGTTTTGGCCTCGCTTGTAACTTCAGGCGCCCTGGCGTTCGATCTGCCGGTGATCTGGCAAGTCATGTCGCCGGTCTGGATGAAGTCAGGCTCCACCATCAGGCAGCGCATCGACCTGTTGCGGGGCTGATTGGGATCCGCCACGAACGAAATGTCAGCCGTCTGAAAGTAGGACGGGATCGAATTGATCTGCGTTCCGTCGAGCTCGTCATAACCGAACTCGTTCTGCCAGAGCTTGTAGAGGCCGCTGTCAGGGTCTGGATCGACGCCGGTCATGAAGGGGTACTCGTAGACGGTCACAAACTCGCCGCAAGAACGGCCAGATCCCGGCAATTGTGTGTCATACCATGTGTTTTCGCGCACATTGTAGATGACGGCGTGGGTGCATTCGGTGGCCTCGCCTCGAGGATAGCACCACCAAATCTCACCGAAACGCGGGACCTTGTAGGCAAAAACCTTTTGGCGCTGGTCATAGTTGAGGTTGTCAAAGAACCAGTTTTGATTGAGCTGGTTCGGGATCTCGCGCACGACACCGTTGAACATCAGGAAACGGTCAACGCCGACCCAGTAGAAGATTCCGTCGTACTCAATCGGCGACTGGGAGGACAGAATTGAGCTTTGCGAAGTCAGGGTGTCAAACTGAAACACCGGATCGCCGCCCACGAAGGTGCAGCGGATCAGGCTATCCAGAGACCAGAACAAGCCAGCAGGTGCGTTGCCGGGGCCTGCTCGCAGAGGTAGCGCAGCCACGATCTTCTGGCCTGTAACATAAGCTTCGCCAGATCCAAGACCTGCCCAGTCGTTCGGGCTATTCGCCACAGACCATGCTACATAGCCATTGGAGCCGTAGACGAAGGTGTATGGGTACAAGCTGATGACGCCGCCAGAGACCGCAGGTGCGGTATTGGCGGTCAAGATCGTTGTGTCTGTGGCGAGGCCCCAGTAAAGGCCTGAGGTGGCGTCTGAGTCGATGGCGGCAAGGTTCTTGCCGGGATGCGCCAATAGATAAGCACCAGGCGTCACGCCGACCGAGTCGAACTGGCTGTCGAAGGTCCAGAGATATGTTGAATTGGCGGTGAAAGCTGATGGCGTCCGGTCATTCTGGCCGACGACGACGCCGTTGTTGTTGAGGAAGAACTGCGTGATGTAGCTCTGGCTGCCCGACACCAGATAGACGTGGGCATTGTCGTTGTATGAGTTTAGGCCTCGAGAGATCTCTGGAACCTCAGACGACACAGAGCGGTAGCCACCCATCTTGCGGGGGAGGCCGCGCTGGAACCTGCACCACTGGCCATCGACGTAGAAGCCATTCTCAAGGCGCGTTCCGTCGCGCTTGATGCCAGGCAGAGATTTAATGGTGTAGGGTTGTGGCGCCATTAGCCAAGCGCCACTATCAGAGAAAGGGATTCTTGCGTCGAGAACGTATCAATCGCCGTTCGGGCAGCCGCTGAGTTAGCTGCGGTGAACACCGACGTTCCAACTGACGTTCCACCAAGATTGACAAGAGCGCCAGGTGCAGTTGTTGCCCCCGTGCCACCGCTGGCGATTGGGACAGGCAGCGCCACGTTCAGGGTCTGAGCATTAACAACATTTGTACCGTTGCAGTAGAGGATGGCGGCGCCGCCCTGAGGGACGGAAACGCCGGTTCCAGATGCCGTCTTCACGGTCAGGGTAAAGGCGCCAGTCGTATTGTTGTTGATCCAGTACTGCTGCACCGTGGCGGGCACGATCACATTTCGGTTGCCGGTGAGAACGCCGATCAGATCATAGGCGATCCGGTTCAGCTCAAAGCCCGAGAGGGTGTAGTTGCCGGTTCCAGCCACGTTGATTTGGGTGTAGTCGAAAGTGAAGACCGCAGACTTGCCAAGGCCGACCGTGTAGAAGGAGGACCCGTCGCAGATGATCATCGCGGAATCGCCGGGGTTCATCACCAGCGTTGATGCGGAGTTGATGGTCTCGGTGCTACTGGGGTCTACCGTGAGGGCGCTGCTGCCGTTGTTTCTGACATAGAGGAACCAGTCATCGCCGAGCGTTGAGGCTCCTGTCAAGGAGAGCGTTCCGCTGGATCCGGTCCAGTTGATCATGTGGGCGCGGTCGCCGACGCCAGCCGTGTAGCTGGAGTTAAGCTGAAGGACCGTGATCGCCTGGTTGAGCGTGGTCGTGATCGCCTTCAAGCCAAAACCAGCCAGGGCGGCGGCGTTGGCAGACGAGGTTGTGGAACCAAACTGATAGGCTACCCACACGCCAGCGGCGGTGGTGTTGGAGGTCATATACACCTGCCAAAGTGTGCCGGGCGCTACCGTGCAAATGGTGGCCCCGGTGCTTTTAACAACCGTGAAAGATGTGCTGCCAATGTTGTTGAAAAGGGCGCACTCGCCAACGCTGGCCTGATCGGCGGCGGGCATGTAGACCTTGCGAGAAGACCCAGTGCAGTTCACATCCATGATGCGAGCAGTAGGGTAATCGGCGGCAGTGTTGGGCGCGTTGGTCTCAACCGGCCACGCCAACGTGACGTCAGAGGTAGTTAGGCTGAAGGCTAAATATGAGACGTCCGAGGGGTAGATGTTCGTCCCGCCAAAGACTTCTGTGTAGGTGGTCGTCATTTATACCTCCGTCCGACGGGCGGAACGATCAAGGATCTTGGAGAGGTCTTCGCCATTGAGAGCCTGAGCCGAACGGTCATACATCTGCTGCCAGACGGGGATGCGTTCGTCGTTCTTCAGGAATGGCGTGGCCTCAAGCAGGGACGCATACAGAAGCACCTGCGGGGCGTAGTCGGTGAGCCAATTGGTTTGGTTTGTATCGTCGAGAAGGGGCAGAAGCTGGTAGACCAAGACCTCAAAGGGATAGGCCTGGTCCGGTGTCGGCGCCACGATCCAGTTGTTGTAGTCGTACTCGGCGTAAAAGAGCGGAACGTCGGTATCGCTCCGGTTCGGCCAGTAGGACCGCACATATTCATAAGACCGGGGGAAGAGCTGATTGTATTCGTTGCTCTGGTCGCCAGTCCCGAAGTTGAAAGACACGGTTGAACGCCAACGGTCAGGCTTGGGATAGACAGCAAGACCGGGCTGCATGGCGCCAGTCAGGACGTTAATCAGGCCCTCGACCTTGAGTTCACGGGCTATCCGACGCTCGGCGAGGTTGATCAGCCTGGGGATCTGCTCATAGACGAGTTGATCCGACGCGAGCGTGAAGCCGCGCTCAAGATAGCGCCGGATGTCTTCTTTGAGAGTGGTGAACGTCGTCGTCGTGGCCATGGCCTATCCTAACACTTTCAGGCTTGATCCGCCATACTGGTAGCCTTGGCCTTGACTCGGCCCACTCTGTCAGTCCACCCCCTGCCGAACGTGTCGAAGGTCGAAAGCTTCTTCAGAAAGTCGAGACGCATGTCGCAGATGGCGTCGGCGGTCTCCTTGGCGTCGCAGGATTGGATGGCCTCAAGGGACTTTGGGCCAATCACACCGTCTGCGGTGACTCCGGCGATCTCTTGGAGGTACTTTGCAGCCCGGCCAACGCCAGAGTTCACGGCGAGGTCATAGGCGGCGTAGTCCACGCCAGAGGGGAGCTGGTCGCCCTTGATCTTGTCCCAGTACATGGCCTTGTAGAAGGGCTTGACGGTGTCGGGTGTCAGGGCGCGCATCTCGGCCTCGGTGACGTCGCGGTTCAGGTAGCCCTGCCACGCCGAGCGAGTGACGCCCAAGTTCGTCATGCCGCCAGGATCTTTTGGGTGGTCAACAAAACCACCTTCGCTCTTGATGACCATGGCAAAACAATCGTTCCAATTCTCTTTCATTTTCCGTCCCTCGCTGTAAGAGCGTCAGTCTTGGCTTTAGACCCGGCGCTGGAGCCGTAATAGAACTGAACGACGCCGGTCCATGAGGTGCTGAGAGAGCCTAGCATCATCAAAAGCACCTCGGTCCCAGTTTGGGGGATCCCAAAGACCATGATCCAGATCAGCGCCCCGAAGAATCCAAATGTGATGAAGAAGGCCAGGGCCTTCGGGGTCCAGTCCTTAGTGTCGCGCTGCATCTGCCTGGCGCTATCTCGATCCCCAGCAGCGATGCGCTCAAGGTCAATGTCGAGGGACTTCATCTGCACCTTGAAGTCTGCGTCGATCTTCTTGATGGCTGCAAGTTGTTCGGGTGAAGCTGACGCCATTGCCTCAGAGATCTGCTCCTCGGAGGCATCTTCGTGGCCGAAGATGGCGTTGGATAGGGTCTTGACGGCAACGCCAGCCAGCGGGCCTCCCAACGCCGTGGCGATGGTTGGCGCCACTTGACCAAGTAGGGGGCCGAACTGATCAAGTAAGCTCATTTTCGACACTCCTAATGCGCGAGGAATTTTATCATAAGCAGGGCGAGAATAACGAAGACGGTGATGGCCGTGACAACAATGATCCCGCCAACAAGAACATTGCCCATCATTTCTTGCTGTTCTTTTGCAGCCTGAAGAGCGGCGGCCTTCTGGTCTTTACGAATTTGTGTGGTGTGAGAAAGCACCTGATCCCAAGCGGCGATGCCAAACTCGCCAATGAACTGGTTCTTCAGATCTTCCATCATTGCATCAGCTTCAGCCTTGGCGGCATAGGCTTCCATGGCGATCTGCTGCGCGGACTTGCCGCTCATCAAACTGCCCTTGGGGTCTGCGGCGGTGCGTGTGATGGCGGCTACGCTATCAAACAACGAACCAAGATCAGCAGCCATTCCCTGCAATTCTTTGCCAACGGCTATTCCGGCCTTGATGGCCTCATAGCTGACTTTGGCTGCGGCAAGGAGGCTGAGGGGGTCCATCAGCGCCCCTTTTCAAGCAGGGTGATGCGCTTGTCGAGTTCTGACACCATTTTCATCGTGTCAAAACGAATGGAGGCTCTCGCCTGCGCGGCGTCCGCAGCCATGTCGAGGCGGCTCTTATCGACAGCGGCCATTGAGCGCTCGCGGTCCAAGGTCATCGCAGCACGGGCCAAAGCAGATTCCTTCTCGACTTTGGCGATCTGGTCCGACAGGTGTTCCCTGATCTGGGCCATATCGATGGTCGTCCCCTGCGGAGGAATGGCCTTGTTATCGGCGTTCACAACCACCGCGATCTTCGACTTTAGTTGAATGATTTCGTTGTTCGCGCTGGATAGGGAGCTCATGAGGTAGACAACGCAAGAGAACAAGATGGGGATGCCGGAGAAGGTGATCTTCTCGACGAGCGCGCTCTTGCTGGCCGTTGCGGCCATCTCAAGAGCAATCTTCTCCTGTTTTTCCTCTGTCGTGCTCATTTGTCCGCCTTTCGCTTCTCAAGGCTGTCAACCTTGTCAAAGATCTGCCTGCACAAGTCTTTGATTTCTTTGAGAGCATCTGAGAACTCTTCGCGCCGGACGTAGCGGCTTGGAAGCTCAACCTCAAGTTGGTGGATGTCGGACTTCAGGCGCTCAACAGCTTCCCACAGTTGCCTGGCGAGCCAGCCAATGAGCGCCAGAAAGGCGCCAAGAGCAAAGTTGATGAGTGTCTGTGTTTCCATCGACCTATCCTGCGCTACAGCACCAAAATTCTACATTGTGTTGATGTTTCGGTCAAAATGGTTGACACCGCCGTGGACCATGCGACACTGCCTGCGTCAAGGAATGGTCCTTGGCTTACATACGGCGATGCTTATGCGTCAGGTGTCTGTAGGCCCAGCCCACTCAGTGATTTGTTCGAGATACTTGCCCCAGCCTGGTAAAACAGACTGGGGCTTTTTCTTTTAGGCTGACGCCCAAGGTAGCGGGGGCGTCACAACAGGCGGGTTCACCTGATTGGCGATGTTCGTGGCAAGACTAGCCTCGATGCTGGCGACCTGTTCAGGCCCCATAGCATCCTGCACCCAGCCAACAACCTGAGACTGCGTCAGGTCAGCGTAGGGCGTGTAGGGCGAGCCTGCGACGTAGGTAATGCCAACCGTGCCGTAGCTGGTAGCATTGTAGGTGCCGTCAGTGGCGTTGACGCGCCAGTGGATAGTAAACACCACATCCGTCTGCCCTTCAGCTTGCGGGTAGCAATCCATCTGCTCGATGATCCAAGTGTTCGTTACGCTCATTGTGCGGCCTCCTCAAGTGCAGGTTGATTGATCTGCGCCTGCGCCTGTTCACGTATTTTTTGGACCAACTCAAACACCTGCGCGTAGGGCATATTGCCGAGCGCCTGCATGATTGCGTTGATTTCATTGATAGTCAGATCGAGTTTCATTTTACTTCCCCTCTAACGCAGCAAGACGAGCCTCAAGCGCGTCGTTCTTGGCGGATAGTTCTTGGCAAGCGGCGACAAGGACAGGAACTAGTTTTGCATAATCAACGCCCCACGGGACATCAATAGAGCCATCTTCTTTATCTCTACCAACGGATACAGCATCAGGAATTGTTTGCACCAACTCTTGAGCGATAAAACCATAATCAACGCGGACCCCTGTAGCTTTCCAGTTGTAGCTTCTGACCTTTAAGTCAGCAAGTTTTGAAAGCGCCGCAGGGGCTGCTTTAATGTTTTCCTTCAAACGCTCATCCGAGCCTGTGTAATACTGAACTGTTGACCCATCAGTTGTTCTTATCCAGCCGATGTTTGAACCGGATGCGTTTTGAAAGAGCGAGTAATAGCAAGCTGTGTTGCTTCCAACCCTCCAATAGCTACAAGTAGTTGTTGTACCTGTAGTCTCAAAATAAGAAGCATCTCCTGACCCAACAACATTTATTTTTGCAGAAACGCTCGTCGTCCCCACCAGCAAATTGCCGCTGCTGTCGATGCGGGCTCGTTCGGTCGGGCCAGAGCCACTGTTGGTCTGAAACAGAATTGCGCCCGTCGTTGCGCTTACGGAGGCAAACTTAATGCCGCAAATGTTGGTTGTGTTGTTATAGTAGTTGAAGATATTTACGCCGCCAGTGCTAAATGTCCCGTCGTTATAGACAGAAAGTTGGTCGTTGTAACCATTGTGCGTCCCAACTTGCAATTTATAAGTAATTGCACTCGTCCCAATCCCCACGTTGCCGCTGGAGTCGATGCGCATACGTTCGGTGTTGACAGTGTCAAAAATAAGAGCATAGGACCCAATAGTGCCAATGTCCAAAGTACCGGCGGTTTGCAGGACGTTATTGCTGTATAATTTTAATTTGTCACTTACGCCAAAGTAAGCAAAACCGTTAACGTCAAGCTTACCGCCAGCCGTAGGCGAACTCGTCCCAATCCCCACGTTGCCGTTGGATTCGATGCGGGCTTTTTCAACACCGCCTGTCATAAATGCCAGCGGGATAGCAGCAGCATTGCTTGCAGTGCCTGAATTTATAAAACCAAGCTGCGCAACACCAGTTTGATACCGAGCGCCGATAGTAGTGTTTTGGTCGGTGTTAAAAACAGTGAGAACTTTGTCATATGCGCCAGCATAAGAACTAGGCGAACTCGTCCCAATCCCCACGTTGCCGCTGGTGTCGATGCGCATACGTTCTGTAGCGTTGTTATTGCGAAAAACGACGGGCGTAGTCGTGTCGTTTGCGACTGGGCCTAAAGCAAAGAAAATCCCGGGAGCATAATTGATGGATGATTGACCGTTTGCGCCAGATGAGCCAACAAAAAGATCCAAAGACGCATAACCAGTGGAACTTGTGTTTTCAACGCGGCTAACCACATACGCAGCGGCAGAAGAACTTGATACATGAAGTTTTACTGCTGGCGAACTCGTCCCAATCCCCACGTTGCCGCTGGAATCAATCAAAGCGGCAAACGTCCCAGCCGTGCTGAAGCCGAGTTGATTTGTGCCAGCGAGGTACATGCCCGTGGCATTGCCGCCCAAGAACGAGAAGCTGGGCGTGGCAGCGGTTCCCTTTTGAGCAAGGATCTGCTTGCTGTTTTGAGCGGCGGTGGTCATTAGGTCAGCTCCAGCACAGAAGCAACAACATCAACAGAAGCTGCGGCGGTCACCGAGATGCTGTTGCCAGTCAAAAGAACGAGACGGTTGTTGTTCGACAGCACCGAGATGTTGCTGGCGGCTGGGAGAGGTGCGCTATTGATCAGATTAACTGTCGTGGCGCCCTTAGTAAGACTAACAGTCACGGTCGTGTCAGACCCAGCATCGTTGGCGACAATCAAGCCGATTACCGTGCTCGTGGTCGATGCAGGTGCGGTATAGACGGTCGTGACGGTGGTGACATTGTTTGCCACCGCATTGGTAAATGTCTGAGCCATGGCGCTCTCCTATTCGGCTGCTATCATATCTGAACCGGGGGGTGCTGTCACGAAGTCAAGGTTTGCTTTGAGGCGTTCATTCTCCGGCTCAAGCTCTGAAGCGATCCTAGCCTGCTCGATGCAGATCTCGGTCATCCCAAGGTGCCAAGCCGAGATAGAGGCGAGATCGTGCGCCTGAGATCCCCATACCGCCGGGTCGCAGGTGTAGACCTTGAGTCGGTCCTTGATCCGCAGGGCGCGCATGGCGAAGGCGAAACACTCCTCCCAGCGGCACTCACGGTAGGCAAGCATGGCGAGTTCGCACCAGGGCTCCCTGGTGTTTGGCGCCTCTCCAGCGGCGGCGTGGAAGGCCTTCTCGGCCTCTCTGGGCTGCCCCAGCTCGCTATAGCACCTGCCCATGACACGGTAGGCGTAGCACCGCTCGTTCATCCATGTGGCTCGTGGCAGCGCCAGATAGGACTTGCAGGCGTCGATGCTCTCTTGCCACCGAGCATGGAAGCTTAGCTCCCGAGCATAGTAGAAGGCGTTGCGCGGGCAGTCTGGGTCTTCTTTTACGGAAAGCTCCAGAAGATCCATGTATTGCCCCCGGCTCTTGGTCGGGTCCGGCTTGTGGACGGCCATGAGGAAGTCGGTATTGGCCCAGACCTCTTCAATCCGCCCGTCAGGGATAGGATATTCGTGGCATGGGTGGTGCCACATATAGCCTTTTCTGGCGTGGATCTTCTCATAATAGAAGCTAATGCCGCATCCCCAGTCAAACATGTAACGGAGACGGGTGGTTCCTTCGGTCCAGACACGCTCAATCTCCTCACGCCAGCCAGGCTCTAGAAGCTCGTCAAGATCAAGACTAATGCAAATATCCACATCCCGAGGTACAAGGGCCAAAGCAGCATTACGAGCGAGATCAAACCTCCAAGGAGTAATGCATATGTCATGAACTGTAACGCCACATGCCAAAGCCCGCTCCACCGTCCCATCTGTGCTCCCCGTGTCCGCAATGAGAATGAGGTCGGCGTCCTTCGCAGACTCGCAGAAACGCTCCACAAACTGCTCTTCGTTCTTGCTGATGGCGTAGACGGCAATTTTCAATGGCATATCTTACCCCGCACTCGCCAGCGACTGTATTTGCGCCGAGATAGCCGCAAGCTGCGCCTGCAACTCTTCCAGCGTCGGCTTGGCGGGCACAGGCTCCTGCACGGTGGCAGCGTAGGCCAGCGCAGCAGCCTCTTCCTCTGGCGTGTACTGGATGACCTTGACTTCACCAGTCTCGACGTTGACCTCAATGCGTTCCATGTAAGCCTCCTATTCTACGGGCGCTTCCCAGAGCCATGTGGTGGTGTTCAATGTCCACTCAGGCCCCGGCTGCGGTGCGTAGAAAACATCATTTACGGAGTCGTAGGTGTAACCAATGCCAGCGTAGTTGCCGCGCAGGGCTTCACCACCATCAGGCTCACCGTTTGCCCCGTAGTGTACCCCGCTACGGGTGTTGTAGCTGGTCTGCATCCATTGGCCGGGCGACGAGTCCACGAACGTGTCGAAGAACTCCGGTTCAGCGACGATGACTTGCACAACCTTGCCATCAAGGCACTTAGCAAAATGACTCATGCCGTGTAGCTCCCTGAAGTTGTAAACGTCAGAATGGTGTTAGTGCCAGATGTGGTAACGGTGGGCGAACCAGTTGTGGTGCCGGAATAAAATGCAGTTGGGACAGAAAGAATGACTACGCCAGAGCCGCCAGCATATCCATTTCTATATGGAGGATCAGCGCCGCCGCCGCCGCCACCACCAGTGTTTGCAGTTCCGGCAGCTCCCGCCAATGTAGTGTTTGATCCAGCGCCGCCTCCGCCAGAGCCGCCGGTCCCAGAAGTGTAGCCAGAAGCTGTTCCACCACCACCGCCGCCCGCGTAAGTGACAGACGAACCTGTAATAGACGAAGCAGTTCCGGCGCCGCCATTACCGCCAACTGAAGCTGTGCCGTTTGAACCCGCCGCACTTGATCCGCCACCGCCACCACCGCCGTAAGCGGGGGTTCCTGCGCCAGCGCCGCCGCCAAAACCTTGTCCACTGGTTCCAGAGCCACCAACGCTTGTAGCACCTACTACTTTTGATCCACCACCGCCGCCAGACCCGCCAGAACCAGCGGTGACTGTAATAGCCGTACTTATGTAATATCCGCCGCCGCCGCCACCGACAGTGCTGATGGCTGAAAATACCGAAGATGAACCGCTTGTCCCAAGCGCAGACGAGCTTGCTCCGGCCCCGCCAGCGCCGACCGTGACGGCGTATGTTGTGCCGTTTGTTAATGTCGAAGTGCCGGTAAGGAGTCCTCCTGCGCCGCCGCCTCCACCTTCGTTATACCCTCCACCACCCCCCCCAGCGACAACAAGATATGATGCGCTGTATGTGCCGGGATTGGTGGCATTAACGCCGGAATAAACCAACCATCCTTGTGTGGCGTCAATATAAACAAATGCAAGACTTTCGCGGGTCGTGGTCGCAGCGAATGTGATTGACGCGCCATTAATTTTGCTGCCGTTTCGCGCAACGGCTACACCATTTGTCGCCCAAGTCCCTGCATAGTCCGTCAATTGAACAGCCTGACCCGCAGTCGGACTCGCAGGCAATGTCACCGTAACCGCGCCAGATGTTGTATCCACAGGATATGCTCTTCCCGCCACAGCCGTGAAGTTGCCAGTCTGCACAGCTTGCCATGCCAACGATCCGCCGTATGCCGAATTGAGAACGCCAGCCGTACTAGCACCCTGCGCCATGACTGATATGTTGCGGGAGATGGTCATGCCGTGTAGCTCCCAGATGCAGTGAACGTCAAAATGGTGTTAGAGCCTGACGTAGTGATTGTGGGCGAGCCAGTTACTATGCCCGTATAATTGGTGGTCGGAACAGACAGAATAATGACGCCAGAACCGCCATTAGCACCCGCTGTTGATGCACTAACAGCCGCATATCCTCCGCCGCCGCCACCGCCGGTATTTGCGGTCCCTGCTGTTCCCGTACCTGTGGTTGCTTGACGACCCGCTCCGCCGCCGCCTGCGCCACCAGAACCCGCTGTTGTGGTCGCCGCTCCGCCGCCGCCGCCAGCATATGTCACAGATGACCCAGTAATTGAAGATGCTGTTCCAGCGCCGCCATTACCGCCGTTGCTAGCTGAACCGTCAAGGCCGTTGTTGGTTGCGCCGCCACCTCCGCCGCCGCCCGTATTCCCCGCCACGCCGACGCCGCCACCACTTCCTTGGCCGGATGTCCATGACCCCGGAGCACCTGATGATCCCGTCCCACCACCAGAGCCACCACTGCCAGCCGGTCTGCTTCTATATGAACCACCACCGCCGCCAACGGCAGTTAGGTTTAATCCTGTCGAATTGCCCCCGCTAGTACCACTTAGAGCACTGACACCAGTGCCACCTGCTCCCACAGCAAACGTATAAGTCAGGCCAATAGTTAACGATGTTGATCCGGTTAAAAAGCCGCCAGCGCCGCCGCCCCCGCCAGTGTCAGTATTTGCAGCGCCGCCGCCAGCGCCGCCGCCAGCCGCAATAAGATATGACGCTGAATAAGTTTGGCCCAGAGCGGTGGCGTTAAACCCAGTCGAGACAATCCACCCCTGCGTGGAATCTATATAAACCAGCACAACGCTTTCGCGGCCTACAGACAAAACAGCGCTTGTCGTAACGCCATTGATCTTGTTGCCGTTGGGGCTAACTGTGACGTTGTTCTTCGACCAATTTCCGTTGTAGTCCGCTAATTGAAGAACATTCCCCGCAGTCGGGCTTGCGGGAAGCGTCACTGTCACCGCGCCAGAAGCAGTGTTGACCGGATAAGCATTGCCCGCGACAGCAGTGAAGTTCCCGGTTTGAATGGATTGCCATACAGGTCCACCGCCATACGCACTTGATACAATGCCAACAGTACTAAGACCCGGCGCTAAGTTTGATAGGTTACGAGCGTTCGCCATTTCTAGTTCCTACTCGTAGAGGATGTTGACGGAGCCAGCGTCAAAAGTGTCGGTGCCGTTGACTGTGGTGACGCGGACTTGCGTTAAAGTTGAAGCAAGCGTCACATAGCCAGCATTTACATAATATCCATCTGCCGAATTTGCGCATATGGTCCCTGTTCCAGACCATGTATTGCTGCCAACAAAACTGAATGTTTCAGCCCCACTATAAAGCTGGCTCGCAGTTGGGCCGTTTACTAAAATAAACCCTGAGCTAAAATAAACAAAAGTAGCAGACCGGCCATTCGATCCAACATATCCACTTGTCGTAGGGCCAGATGATGTTCCAAGTTGGATTAAGAAGCTGCTTGTTCCGCTCCCAGAAAAACCAACAAACATCACCGTAATACGTTTAGCCCAAGACGGGATTCCGGTGAAATCAATGCTTGTCCCACTCGCAGAAACCGTTGTTCCGCGAACAATCTTCTGCGTAGCCGCAAATGTGGTCCCATCAGTGCTGAACGGCACATCGCCGATAGCAGATGGTGCAAACCCTTGAATGCTCGTTGCGCCCGTCCAAGAAGCTAACTGCCCACTGGTTGGGGTGCCAACGGATGTGACGTTGCCAGAGAACCCACTGACAGTAAGCGCGACGATGCTGACGGTATCACCAACAACCGCGCCAGTGCCAAGCACAATAGAAGTGCCAGAGCTTGCCGTGTAGTCGGTAATGTCAAGCATGACACCATTCAGGTAGACCTGAACATAGCCGGGCGTGTAGGACGCTGTGAAAGTTGTTTGGCCCGCAGTGGCTGTGTAATTAGTGCGGGTGTAACCGCCGCTGCTAAACGTGCCAATATTGAGCGCGATCACATCGACAATGTCGCCAGCAGCAGCCGCAGACGCCAGCACAACGGTGGTGCCGGTGGTGGCCGTGTAGTCCGTGTCATTGAGCAAGATTCCGTTCACATAGACCTGAACATAGCCAACCGTGTAGGAGGCCGTGAAGCTAGTTTGACCAGCGGTCGCAGTGAAGGTGGTGCGGGTGTAAGTGCCCCCGCCAGAGCCACCGGGTATGTTCACAGTGACAGCATTTGTCGCCGCCGTGGCAGTGACGCCCGCGCCAGTGAAATTGAAGCTGGTGACGCCGGAGGTGAGAAGCGTACCCTCATCCGACACGGAGATATTGGTGCCGGTTCCAGCGGGGCCTGTAGGCCCAGTTGGGCCGCTGCTCCCAGCGGTTCCCGTAGGCCCGGTGGGGCCGGTCACAGACGCGCCAGCAGGACCAGTTGGGCCAGTCGGCCCTGTGGGCCCAGCAACAGATGAAGCCGCACCTGTGGGGCCCGTTGGGCCTGTTGGACCAGTCCCAGCCGGACCAGTCGGCCCTGTTGGCCCAGTAGGTCCAGCGGTGGTGGAGGCTGCTCCTGTGGGGCCAGTTGGGCCAGTAGGACCGGCAACCGTTGATGCCGCCCCCGTAGGGCCGGTCGGGCCTGTAGGCCCGGCAACAGTTGATGCGGCTCCTGTCGGGCCGGTAGGCCCCGTTGGCCCGCCGACCCCTGCCACGCCCGTAGGGCCGGTGGGGCCCGTAGGCCCTGCAACAGTCGATGCCGCGCCCGTAGGCCCGGTGGGGCCAGTGGGTCCTGCAATAGTGGAATCAGCGCCCGTAGGGCCTGTCGGCCCAGTGGGCCCCGTAGGCCCAGCAACCGTCGAAGCGGCTCCGGTAGGCCCAGTGGGCCCGGTCGGGCCGGTCGGGCCGGTCGGGCCAGCAACCGTAGACGCCGCTCCCGTGGCGCCCGTGGGCCCGGTAATCCCCTGAACGCCCGTCGGCCCCGTCGGCCCCGTCGGCCCGTAAGGCCCCGCGTTCCCCTGCGGACCCGTGGGGCCCGTGGGGCCCGTAGGACCCGCCACGCCCGTCGGGCCAATCTCGCCCGTGCTTCCCTGTGTCCCCGTAGGCCCCGTGGGCCCTGTAGGCCCTGTCGGCCCGGTAGGCCCCGTAATGGCGTTACCCTGGGGGCCGGTGGGCCCAGTCGGGCCTGTGGGGCCAGGAACGACAGAGCCCGGCCCGGTCGGCCCTGTAGGCCCAGTCGGGCCCGTGGGGCCTATGACGCCGAGGAACTGCGCAAGGGTCGCGCGCTTGGTGATCCCACCCTGAACAACAATCGTCGTATCAGAAGGCTGCGGATTGTCAGCCAACGGAAGCTGCGTGATCTTGGTCGGGATGAGGTTTGTAGGGACGCGCGGATTGTTCGTCATGGAACCAGATACCCATCGCCTTCTTCACCGATGATGAAGAGGTCATCATCCTGCGAAATCGTGCCAAGCATGTTCAGCGCGATATTAGTGTCTGGGCGAGGGTGGAACAAGCTAATCCGCTCGGGCTGACGCGCAGCCAGCCGATAGGGGTCGAACTGATCCTTGTCCTCTTCACACACATAGAGGCCGGGATAGTTAGGGTCCGAAGAAAGATCCTCAAGCGACATCTTTCTCGAACACCGGGCGCAAATCCCGATGCCGAAGGTCGATTTGCCGCGTGGGTCGAGGAAGATGCTCATCGTGTGTACGGCGAGATGTTAGGCGCGAAGTAGATCGGCGAGTTGTCCCGTTCCTCATCTTGCGCAATCCGCAGGGCCTCGTCAGCCGTTGCCTTGATAGGCCCGACCAATTCAAGGTTGAACTCGGGGAGCTCCATCGCAAGGCGCCACGCAAGCTGCCAGACGATGGTCTCATACCAGCGCTGAGGGATGTCGAGCTCTTCGGTGAGGGTGCCGACGTCCATGATGTAGCGCTGGCGCCAGATGGTGAACTGGCCGAACATGTTGGTGGTATCCGTCACCGGCCAGATTCGCATCACCGGATAGTCGCGCTGGCGGTCGAACCAATACTGAAGCGGGCGCCCAGCAAACGTCTTGTTTGGCAGGTTCGTCCAGTCGTCGCGGTTCATGCGGGCGAGCGGGATCTCGGTGGGGTTGTTCGCCGCATAGAACTCAACAACGTTCAACGTATTGCCGCCCGTCTCACGCATACGGAAGTAGTTGACCGGCTGAGTGCCGTCGATGTCGTACCACTGCCACTTGCCCGCGGTGTAGAGCACAGAGCCTGGCGACAGGGACGATGTCCACGTCACGCCATCATTCGACCATTCGAAGGCGATGTTGAAGGTGCCGGTGGTCGCCATCATCACGCCGACCGTCGTCACCTGAACCTGCGACTGTGGGTCAGTGATGGGGTCGGCGCCGATGTAGGCAATCTCAATGTTCCCGTTTATACCCGTCTGGGCGCAGGACGTGTCGAGATCACCATCAAAAGCGAACGATGGAATGCCTCCCGGCGAGCTGTACTGCACCGGCCCATTCTGCCGAGACAGCCAGCGGAAATTGGCATTCAGGATGTCCATCGTACCCTTGGGTGGCACAATAGCTGCCTGCCCGAGATAGAGGGGGAGGATCTCTTTCTCGATGCACCAAAGAGGGACACCCTGACTGCCAAGCGACGACAACAGCAGAAAGAGGTCATCTTTCGCCATGTCGATCAGCTCAGACGTAATCTGCTGTGGCTGCATACGGCAGCGCCGGAAGGCGTGATCAATCACCTTCCGGGTCTTGAATACGGTCGTTGAGACTGTGCCAGAGACGGCCATTTAGCAACCGACCTTTCCGCCCTTTTTCATCATGCCCGGCGCGTTCTCAGGGGTCGCCTGAGTAGCCGCGCGAGCCATGGCGGCGCGAATGGCGCCGACGTCAGGCTTGCCAGAGCGAGAGCGCCCAACGCCGATGCGGGGGCCACCACCAGCAGGTGCCGCCTGCTGAGGGATCATGGGTGCGCGCGGTGCGACAGGGACCGACTTGCGAGCCATCTGCTGAAGGGGGCTTGCGACTTGAGGGGCGGCGAGAGCCATCCCTCCGTCAGCGTAGGGAGTCTTCTTCTGGCCCTTCATAGAAGCCTCGACAGCGTTCGACTTCGCCATCTGAACAGCCTGGCCGCCCATAGCCTTCTTGAGGGCCGCAGGCTTGATCATGCTCTTGATCAGGGCTGTGTCTTCCTTCACGTCCTCGTGGGGCATCCCGCCCTTCTTGAGCATCGACGGGCGGCGAGTCGGCATGGGCATATCCTTCGCCTTGCCATAGAAGTCCTCATCAGTGGACTGCGGGACCTTGCCGCTCTTGATGTCCTTGACGGGCACGGAGCCAATCTTACCGCCATGGGACTTCTTGGCCTCGCGCTGCTCGCTGAGCGCGATGGCGATGGCCTGCTTGGGGTTAGTGATCTTCGGCCCCTTCTTGGAGCCAGAGTGCAGCTTGCCCTCGCCAAATTCATGCATGACCTTGGCGACCTTGCCGCCTTTTTTGTAGCCGGTCTCAGAGGACGTTTTTTCAGCATAACGCCGTGCGAAAGATTCCTGCTCATCAGCAGTATCTGCACGGCTTTTCTTGTCAGCCCAATCTGAACCACGCGCCTGAGACGCAGCCCATCGGGCTTCAGCGGCCTTGTCTCTGAAATCTTTGAGCTGGCGCTGGGCGCGGGCGTTACGAGTAGCCTCAGTGTAGCGGCCCTCGTCTTCTGCCAGTCCAGTGACAAGAGAGCCACCCTCAGCTTTCTTGACAGGCCCCTTCGGCTTGCCGATGCCGATGACGACCATCATGCCCTTGGGGGCCTTCGCGGGGCCACCCTTAGCGAGCATCTGGCCAGTGACCTTGCTCGGGGTGCTGCTAGTGAAGCCAGCGGCGGAAGGAAACTCAAAGTCCTTGACGTAGCGAATAGCCATTTCATTTCTCCTTGCGCCGGGCGACGGCGGCATTATCGACCAGGTTTGGATAGGGGCGCCCAGCAGCAGCGGCTCGAGCCTTGGCTGAGGCTTTTTGTTTCTTTGAAAGGTGGCTTGGCTCTCCAGCGGGAGCAGGCTTGTCCCAGAAGGGCTTGGCCTTGCCTCCACGGGCGTAGCCATCAGCAGAACTGCCAAAGCCAGAGCCCTTTGAAAAGTCAAACTCGCCATATATTGGGCCCTTAGCCATCAGCAATCCCACTTTCTGAGAGCCTTGTTGATGCGAGAGTTAGGATCGCGCGCCGTCTCCGGGGAGGTCAGCTTCGCTTTCATGCCCTTCATGCGGCTACAGAATGAGTCCCGCCGACCAGCAGCCGCAGGACTTTTCTTCGCCTCAGAGGCGCTCACAGGTCGCTTGATGTCATGGCCTTGAGACCTAAGAGAAGCTCGTCCCTTCTCGTTGAGGCCGCCTTCGGGGTTCTTCCCCTCAGCGCGCGTCCAAGCGCCTCCGGTCTTGTAGACCGGCGTAGCGCCGCCCTTGGCCATACACCAGCGCCCCATGGGTCACCCGTATGTCTTGATGCACTCAAGCACAATTGAGTACATGTCGCCAGAAGAAGCATCGGCAGTGGAGAACGCGATATTCCCGGTCTTCGTCGGAGCGGCATTGTTGGTGAGACCGCCAAAACTCTCAAAGTCCATGAAATAGTTCGTGTTCTGCGGCAACTGCCACGCAAACAAGTCCGTCGTAGCATCCCAGAGAATGCGGACTTCCATGCCGTGGGTTGTCGCCCAGATCTTGTTGATCTTGACGCCCGTGCAGGCCACGCCGAAAGCGTTCGGTGCGAGGTTAGCCACGATCACCTTGTTGACCGCAGTCTCGCCCGTACCATCAGAGATGTTCGTGAACTTCTGGATCACAAGGCGCTCGCCATCAAGCAGCGTCTGTGTCGCAACTGTATCGACCATTGGTCCCTCCTAAAGGAATGAGGGGAGCCGAAGCTCCCCTGCTTATTAGGCGGGGGTGACGCCGATGGCGCCGACCTGAGTAGCGTCAGGACCAGCCGCAATCGCGGTGAGACCGATGCCAATCACAAGGCGGCGAGTGCCGTTAGAGGCCGAAGTAGCGGGCAGGAAGGTGCCACGCACATCGCCGGTCGAGGCCGTAGCTGTCGCGGTGTCAGCAGCCGTGAACGTGCCAGCGTTATCAGCGACGGCATTAGCCCACCCAGTACGGGTCAAGTAACCGGCGTCCGTAACACGGTAGGGGAGGCCGAAGGTGTCGCCCATGCCGACCGAGAGGTTGCCGACGAATACCGCAGAGACAGCCACGCGGGTGATGGTTTTGAAGGTCTTCAAGCCGTTCACGGTGGTGGTGCCATTGATCGTCAGCAGCGAGGTCTGCGCCTGACCCCAGATGTCCGTGCCGGTGACGGTCACGGTCTGAGTGGTGTCGCTGGCGCTGGACGAAACGATAGACACGTTCCGGGCGCAGTTGAAGGTCGCCACGCCGCTCGTGGCGCTGCCGCCGTTGATGGTGGCGTTGCCAGCAGCCGCAACAGCCTGCGCAGCGCAGACGGCAGTGGCGGAAATGGTGGCGGGAACGATGTCGTAGATGTAGACGCGACCCAGGGGGCCGACACCTTCATACACCTGGCCGGGTCCACCCCAGCCCTGAGACTGCGGGCCAGTGGCCGTGCCGAGCCAGAGATCATCACTATATTGAGGCATTGGTCTTCTCCATGAAAAGCTTGACCGGGTTTCGGTAGGTCTATTCTCACATAAAAAGAAGGGGCGGTCTAGCCGCCCCTTCTCTTGTATTAGACGCCAGCGGTCCCGTAGACGCCACGAGGATCGGTCCAGCCGATGTCGTAACGCTCAGTGGACTTGAAGCGCATTGAGTCGGTCTCGAAGTCGCCTTCCATGCTCTTCTCAAGCGGACGGCGCATCATGAGCTTCAGGCCCTCGGGAGCGTCGGTCTCAACCCACCAAGCAGTGGTCGAGGTCAGACGAGACAGGTTGGCCTGGCCGCCAGACAGCAGACCCATCGACTTGACGGGGTTGATGTCGTTGTTGCCCGTGCCGGTGCGAAGAACGCTCTTGAGGAGCACTTCGGCCTGGAACACGTTGGACGGAGACACCACGAGCTTCGTCGGGTTCAGACGGATGCGCTTGCCGTTGTTGTCAACAGCGTTGCGGACCTGAATGAGGATCTGCTCCAGCGAGGTCTGCGACAGCGCGGCGGCGGTCGCAAGCTGGTTGGAGAAGGTCCCGTTGATGATCGGGTGGTCAGTCGCGACAAGAGACTTGCCGTCGCCGCCAGCATAGGCGCCGTTGAACGCGCGGTTCAGCACGTTCGCAGAGAGCGTCTCCTTCGTCTCGACCAGGGACTGGGCGAGATGCTTGGCGTAGGTCTGGCCGATACGGATGTGATCACCGTCCTCGACGAGAACCTTCGTCAGCGCGAAGGCAAGGCCATAGACCTTGTACTGGTAGCGCTTGATGAAGAGCACACCACCGGACTGGTAGGTGACTGCCGTGCCATCGGGAAGCTCAGGAGCCGCACCGAAGCCGAACAGAACCGGCTCTTCGTGGTAGTTGCGGGGAATGCCACGCTCCTCGCGGAAGACTTGCTTCCACTCGTCTGCGCGCTGATCGTAAACGCCGTCGAACGCCTCGTTGAGGATGGGCTCGACAATGGACCGGAAGTCCGTACTGCGCATTGGTGTTGCCATGACAGGGGCTCCCTATTAGAAGGCGTTGATCGTGGCGACGTACTGATGCTTCGAGATCTGCACCTGCACGACTGTGAAAGCATCGCCCGAGGCATTATCAATGCCGTTAGCAATACCGACGACTCGCATCTGAGCATTACCAGAGGTCGTCTGGGTGCTGACGCCAAGGGTAGCAATCGAATAACCAAGACCGTTGCTGGAAGCAGCGGCGCTGAAGTTATACTGGTTGCCAACATTGGTCTGCGAGAGAGAACCATCAGCCTGGATCTCGTAAACGAGATAGGGGTCCATGGTGTAGTAGGCGATGATCTCAGTCGCAGTCGTGCCCGAGGGCCAGCTGGGGGAGATCACAGGACGCTGGGCGCCCGAGGGGAGATACTGGCAACCGGCGAAGAGGCCGATGAAAGCATCACCAGCAGCGGCGGCTTGGAGAGTGCCGTCGGTGCCCATCTTGACAGGCTGGCCCGTGTAGAGGTCAGCGGCATAAGTGGACAGGATTGTGCCCTGCATTTCACGAATGATCCCGGAGGGGCTGTAAGCCGCCCGGAGACCGAAGGGAGCATTGGTCGAAGACATCTTCGATTCCTTTTGCTAGGTGAGGGGACGCCCTACTCGAAGATCGGGTTGGGCGCAGCTTCACGCAGGCTGGACATACCTTCTTCCTCGACCATGCGGGTCTTGCTGCTACGAGCGCGAGCCTCCATAGAATCCATGTCGGACGTGACCTTCTCCTCTTCACGCAGCGGCGCGTCATGGTGCGCCTCTCTCATGATTCGGTAGTAGAGACGCTCGGGCAGCTTGGCCGCAATCATCTCATTCACGCCGACAAGGCCAGCATATTCGCCGGTCTTGAGGGTTGCGTATTCCCAACCAGGAACCTCTTCAGGCCTTACCGGCTCGTACCCGAGACGGAAGCGCGCCTGAACAGAATCGCGCGGGTTAGTCGTAGTCAGCCAGCACACATGGTATCCGGGGATCTCAGGCAAGTCTGGCAATGCGCTTTGATAAAACGAGTCTCGAAACATTTGGATGCGGTCATCGTCGGAGAGCTCTCGGTTCTCTGTGACTGCGCGATCATCCATCGCGCGGCTACGACGTGCCGGATCGGCCATTTTCTTGAGTCGTTCATCGTTACCAAGGTTCATAGCTCGCTCCTTCAGCGTGCAGATTTCAGATCGCGATCCGCTTGCTGGTAGCGCTTCAGCATACGCTGCAAAGCAACCGGATCATCCCAGTATCCCGCCTCCTTCAGCGCTGTAACGCGCTCAGGAGTCAGGTTAAATTTTTTGGTCCCAGGAGCACTCATTTCCCTAGACCCACCAACCGGAGGACCCCTCCGACCGGACTGTTGAGGTTCAGTATAGTCTGAATCGTCGTCATCTGCAAAGCGGTGGGGAAGGCGCTCCGCAAGGCGGCGGTCCAGCTCCTTCCAATACTGCCTTGTGGCTGGGTTGAAGCCCTCAGCGACCAGACCGGCGTCGATGGCCTTAGCGGCGACAGAGTCGGGGTCATTGCCGTTGGCCTTGAACCAGGTGTTATCAGATGCCCACCTCTGAGCCCGCTCAGTCACCTCGTTATTCTGAGGCGCCGGTTGCTGAGCAAACTGGCTCTTGACCCGATTGATCTCGGCGGCCTGAGCCATTGCCTGGTCGCGCTGGCGCAAAAGCTCTGGGAATTTGGCGCCGTCGCCGATCTCAATGGCCTTAGCGAGGTCAGCCTCGGCCTTGCGGACGGAATAGAGCGCTTGGTTGTAGTTTTGGTCCAGAGAGCCCTTCTGGGCATTGATGGCGTGATTCTCGACAGCCTCAAGGCGCTGCTGAAGAGCTTTATTCTGCTCCATCAGCCACTGCATTTCCTCTTTGGTCTTGTCGCGGGCGAACCTTTGGCTCTCCCGACGCCGCTTGCGCTCGTTTCGGCGCGATTCGCGCCGTTCTTCCTCTTCTTCGTTCAAAGAATCGGAAAGACGCTCGTCACTTTCCTCATGACCTTCGTCATGGTCTTCAGCTTCTTCCGGCATTTCAACCGCAATAAGCTTTTCTTCCTGCATTTCAGCCTTTTCGGTGCTGTTCATGGCTCAGCTCCTATGCGCCAAGGAAAAAGGGCATGACAAGAGGGTCAGGGACGTGCGTGAGGATGTTCAGATCGTCAAAAATGGCGAACTGAACCTTCTCAACCTTGCCATATTTTGCATGATGAAGCGGCTTGGGGAGGGTAACCTCAAACCTGTCGCCGCCATACTTGGGCAGCCACACGAAATCGCCCGGTTTGCACCAAGCGCCCTCTGGCCAGTCCTTCATGGTGTCGCGGCTCTTGTAAGCAAGAGGCCCAACGGCGATAACTTTCGCCACTTGGGTGTTATCTCGTTGAATGTCCTGTGTTTTTTCAGGAACATAGATAAACGGGTTTAGTTTTTCCTTCACTCCACGGATCTGAACCAAGATCCGAGACCCGAATGGCGTCATTCCAGCGCTCACCTCGGGGAAGAAGTAACCCATGTCATCCGTAAGCGGATTTTGCACGGCGTCTTCTGTCAGGCTCATCATCTTCTCCTTCTGCCAGGGTCTCCTCAATGATCGCGATAGCGCGACCCAGACCGGCGTAACGTCCTGCCCGGCGCCCGTACTCAAAGATTGAGCCGTCGCCAGGCTGCTCCATAGTTTCGTGGGCTACTCGACTTTGTTCCTCGAGTAGCCTCTTGATGATGATGTCAAGCATATAGTCTCCGAGTCAAGGACTATTTCTTCGCGTTAAAGGAAGAAAGTCCACTTTTGGACGGAGCATCGTTCTTGCCTGAAAGATTTCTGTGGATGCCGTAAGATTTATGCGGCTTGACCATGTCATTGACCATGTTCTTGCTCGCGCCCGCAGGCTCGTTGTTCACGGCCATGCCCATGGCGAGCCGCTTATGCTGGGGGAGAAGGGATTCGTCCATTTCACACTCCGGGATTAATTCCGTGGCCAGTGGAAAGGTTCGACTTGCCGCCGTGCTCGGCCTCAAACACGGCAAGTTCCTTGGCGGTGCGGTTGTCCGCATCGTTCATCTGCTGCTTCGCAGTGAGCTCCATCTGGCGCTCTTGCATCTTGATCTGGTCAAGTTGTGTTTCACGGGAAACACGTTGCTGATCAATCTGAAGCTTCGCCTGATCGTACTGCGCCTTGCGCTGCGTCTCAGCCATAAGCACCTGCGTCGGATCTTGGGGCTTCGGCGGCTGGAATTGCTGCATGAACTGCTGGGCCTGCTGGATGACAGGCGGCACGCCCTGAAGGCTCTGCTGGATGTCGGGCATGTAGCGCTGCGAGGCCATGGCCAGTAGACGGTCAAGCTCTGCCGACACTTCCTGATCCTTGCCCCCAAGGAAGGCGTCCAGAGGAACGCCAGCGGCGTTGCTGGTCTGCTCGTAGATATAGAACGAGTACCAGTAGGCCATGTGCTCCTTGATGTGCTGGAGCACACCGGGGATATAAACCGGCCCGATTAGCTGGCTCATGCCGAAGATTGGGCTGCTCAGGTAGTCCAGATGAACCTGAAGGTGCGCCAGATGGTCCTGCATGGGGAATGCGGCCACCGGCCTTCCCAGCGTCATGGCGAGGTTCTCATTGACGGCATTGAGCTCGATGGGCTCGGGCTTCTTCGCCAGCAAGGGCTTGAAGTCAGGGATTTTCATCCCCTCAAGGAACCGCTCCTCAACAGCGCGCTGATCGTACAGGGCAGGCATGGCCGCAGCGCGCTGCACAATAGCCTGCATCTGCGCTGCGCGCTGAACGTCGGAGAAGATGTTGGGGTCAGAGACGGGGACGACGTCCATTGGGCCTTGGAAGTCCTTGGCCTTGCACATCTGTTCGCCGGTCACGCGCTCAATGTATTCGTCGTCGATATGCTTGGAGTTCAGGCGGTGCAGGACCTTCAGCGTCATCGCCATGGCGTAATGCAGGCGCGCATGGATGGCCGAGAACACCGTCATGCCCTGCTCAATCATAGCCAGGGTGGTGCCCACGGGGACGTTCGGGTTCTGGTCCTGAAGCTTCTCATAGGTCGTGCGAACGACGCCGCGAGCGGCTTCGGTGACGAAGCCCAGAAGCTGGTAGAGCACCGGGTTCGGCGGGTTGAACGGAACCGCCATGGCAATCTTGCGGACGTCATCAACGCCCACGCCGCCCTCAATCTCGGTCACCTGCGTCGGCTCAATCCTGTCGGACTGGCCACCGCGAGATCCGCCCTTGAGCTTCAACATGCCGGGGAAGTTGTTGATGTGCGCCGAGTCGAGCAGGGCGCGCAGAGATCCCGTAGCCGCTGCCGACAAGCTGCCGATCATGTGAGGCAGGCCGATGGGATAGGCGCCACGCCAAGGCACGAAAGGAAACTCAATCATGTGAATGAGTTCTTCCTGCTGCTCGTCGTCAGGATCCCAGTTGCGGTAGATCGCCAGGACTTCTTTGGTCGTGTGGTCGATGGTCACGAGGTACGGGGCGAGCCCGAAATTATCTTCGAAGTCTAAGTAACAGGCGACTTCAAAGACCGTGCGCAGGCCGTCTTCGTTGTAGCTGGTTTGCTCGCGGCCCTCGATCTTGTTGTTGGCTTTCGCGGGGGCAGTGAGATCCGGCTCCTGCGGCGCCACAAGATTGATGTCGCGGAACATGCCGGTGCCGACGCGCTTCTCAAACTCAAGGCGCGTGATGTACTGGACATGGGTCTTGCGCTCAGCCGTGTAGAAGCTGGTGGCGCTGTAGGGCAAGTAAACGTCGTCGATGGGTACGAAGATCGAACGGGGGCGGTTGCGCTGCTCGTCCCAGATCATCTTCATGTACTGGGCGCCACCAAGCGGCACCTGCGTCGTCAATTGCTCAAGCTCCGGCCTGAACTCAACCATGTGCTGGGTGAGCTGCCAGTTCATAAACTGTTGCTTGCGCTTGGCTTTATCCAGCTTGGCCTGCGTGACCTCGCCGGGAATGAACTCCTTTACAGGACCGTTTGCAGGAAATAGTTCCTTGATAACGCGGGAAGAAAAGTCTACGCAGGCCTCGGTCAGCATGGGATGCACGACCTTGGAAGCGCCCTGGAAGTCGGCGCCACCGGGTGCGTCGTCACCCAGACCAGTACGGCGCAGGCCCTCCTCATACTGCTTGTCGCGGAGAGACCGGGCTTCCTTGTCGCGCTCAATGAACTCCAACAATTGGCTGGAGATCATCATCATGTCGGGGTTCGGCATATCCTCAGCCAAGTTCGCATAGAACTCGGCGTTCTGGGCAAGGTCAGGCTCATCAAGCGTCACAGTCGCGGAGCCGTCATCATGCTCCTCAATGTCGCTCTCAGCGTCGGGCTGCATCTCGACTTCTGCGCCCTTTTCGTCTTCATCCATGGGAGAGCCTTACACGTTTGATAGGGGTGATTGCCCCAGAGCATACCCTACATTTGGGTTTTGCGATATTGGGGACGGGGCGGGGCTCGCGTTCACGTTGCGCATGGACAGCGTGGCAAGGCCAGGCTGCATGGTCGGCACAGACGCGGCGACAGAAGGCGCCATCGGCGAAGCATGAGGCGCGTCAGACCCGACAGAATCGCTGGCCAGAAGCCCCGGAGGCTGGGCGATGCTGCCCACCGGCCCACCGCCGTCTGTGAAGGCCATCGTGGGGAATGGCGGCACGGTAGACTGGGACGGGGGCTGCATCGGCGACACCAAACCGCCGTCGGCAAAATACTGGTCCGCGTTGAAGTAGCCGCCCTCAGCCGAGTAATAGGCCCGTTCCGGGCCCATGCCGTAGCGATTGAGGTTTGACCCCGCCCCAAGATACCTGCGCAAGATTGCCTCTTGCGTGACGAGCGGGCTAACCGCCGCAGGCAGGGAGGCGCCAGATCCAATGGTTGGCGTGACTGTGGTGACGAGGGGCGGAACCACCCCTTCACTGCCACCATCACCAAAAAGATCAGGCGTTGTGCCGGGCTCAGCGCCCTTGGATCCAGCCAACAAGCTGCCGACAGTCGGTCCACCAAGCAGTCCAGATATGGAGTTGAGCGGGCCAAGGCCGGGAACCATGCCGACAGCGATGTTGAGCGCCGTAGTGCCGGGGTTATTGATGGCGTTGGCAATCTTGTTGTCGATAGCAGAAATGCCGGTGTAGGTGGCAGGAGGCGCCTCAGGGGCCTTGCTGATGGTCAGCGACCTAGCATCAGGCTCTGGCGCAGGCGCGGTCGTCAGCGAAGGCGCAGCAGCAACCTGTGATGGCGCCGCCGGGGCTGCGGGAGCAGCGGGTGCAGCGGTGAAGGCCGTCGCGTTGGGGCTTGCGCCGATCATGCCGATCTGGCCTGCAAGCTCGGCCTGCTGAGCCTGCTCAGGCGACATCCCAAGCGTACCGAAGGGCCCAGAAGTTGATGGCGCAGACGCCACAGCGCTCGAAGGCCCGACAAGAGCGCCGTAGGGCGCAGCGCTAGGATCAATCGCCAATCCGGTCTGCGACCCGTAGATCGCCTGCTGGCCCTGCGCACCAAGCACCGCGTTGTTCGTGGCCTGAAGGTTTGAATACTCAGCGGTGTAGTTGCTAAGGACGCTCGCTGCCGTCGGGTTAGACGATAAGAACTCGCTCAACTGGCCGTTTTGCGCCGCAGCTTGAGCAGCACTCATGACGTCGGCAACGCCAGATGTGGCGGGACCGGCAGGCGCCGCTTGGGCAGAGCTAATTCCCAAGAGCTCGCCGAGGGCGCTGCCGATGCCGAGCGACCCAAGCCCCCCGAGCGTTCCTGACGAGCCCTGCGATGCAGCGTTCGCATCCAGGCCCGCGTTCACGGAATCAAGCGTGTCGTTCAACGCGGCGTTCTGGTCGGACAGAGAGCTGTAGGTGTTGGCGCTGATGCCAAGGTCAGCCTGCGGGGCGCTCATGAGGGCGCTCAACTCCGCTGGCGACATCATGGATAGAGAGTCGTTGGTTAAACCGACCATGTTGGAGTCTTGGCTGTCTTGGCTGTCAGCAAATCCGGCAAGCCCTTCAGCGCCCTGCGATCCAAGCCCAGCACCCAAACCACCCCAGCCCGCCGCCTCACCGGCTGACAGGCCGGTGCCTGCGTCAGCGGATGCCGAAGCTCCAGTAGCCCCAGCCGCTGCCGCAGCAGCATCTGCCGCCGCATCCGCAGCAGCGCCAAGATCCCCAGACACGCCAGTGGACGCAGCCGATGCGTCTGCCGCAGCCGCGTCCGCAGCAGCCGATGCCTCGCCATAACCTTCGCCGCTGGCGGTCCCATCTCCAAACCCGCCCTGACCATCACCTTGGCCGCCTTGGCCATCACCTTGGCCGCCCTGACCATCACCTTGGCCGCCTTGGCCACCACCATCACCTTCGCCGCCCTGGCCACCTTGTCCGCCACCGTCGCCTTCGCCACCTTGGCCGCCACCATCGCCTTCGCCACCTTGGCCGCCACCGTCGCCGGAGCCACCGTCACCACCGCCGTCACCACCGCCATCTCCTCCGCCGCCGTCTCCACCTCCACCTCCGCCGCCACAGCCGCAGCCGCAGCCGCAGCCCTGCGCGGCAAGAGATATAATCCGGCTCTCAAGGACGCCCGCCATCGGGCCACCCAGAATATTAAGCAGAGCACGTTCTTCAAGCGTAATCAGAGGCACAACCTTAGGATCCCCGCGCTCAGGCGCCTTGGTGTCAACGATCTTGGCCACTGCCGCGTCTTCGACGACGTAGTGCTTCAACAGCTTGGCCGCGAGGGCCCGAAGATCCTTGTCATTCATGTCAGGGCCTGCCGCTCTTCATTGAACCGCTCAAGATTCGGGAAATTGCTGAGCTTCTCCCCATTATCGCGCAGATTGGCCACTTCAATCAACCTCAAGTCATGAAGGTCGTTTTCAGACAAATCCAAAGGCTTGCCAGAGCGCCAATCGCGGACATCTCCGCTCTCAAGCCCCTGCGGTCGGTTGATGGTGGAGAACAGCCACGCAAGGCGCTCTGCCCGCTCGCCAAACAGCCCCCTGATCACAGGGCGCTGGTCGTTCGGGACGGATGCCTCTTCAAAAGAGTTCGCCCCATAGATCAGATGCAGACCGCCGCCAAGGGCGACTTCCTCGTCTGCGCCCATGCGCAGAAGGTCATCATATGTGTTCACCAGATGTTCGCCCAAGGTCAGGCCTATGCGACGGTTGTGCTGCTTCGTGAAGGTTCCAGTGCGCTTCAGCGCCACCAGAAGGATGTGGCGCCGACTCACGCCGGGCGCCCCTTGAGCACCAGCACCCGGCGAGCAACCGGACAGACCCGGCTGACGCCACGACCGGCGTGGGGGATGTTGCCAGGGAAAATCGTCATGCGACCGTATCGAGGCAATATGGCCTTAATCAC